CAGGTTCGACTGCCCTGCTCGGCAACGCCGTAGGCGATGCGAACGGTACGTTCCTGACTGGAAACAACCGCTCGCCTCAGATCAGTGGCGGCAAGAAAACACTCCTGGGGCAATAGAGCATGGCGGTCTATCTCAAAGACAAGCTGCCTGAAACGGTCGACGCCTGCGCTGCGTACTGCAGTCAGCGTATGGAAACGATGCGCGGCTATCGTATCCCTTGGTGGACACACTGGGCACAGCTCGCCGAGATGTACCTCCCGCGGCGCTATCGCTGGTTCATCACTCCGAACCAGTATAACCGCGGCTCGCCCATGAACCAGTCGATTGTGGACGAGACTGGACTTCTCGCCGCGCGTACGCTGGCTACTGGCCTACTCGCCGGGCTCACCTCCCCCACTAAGCCATGGTTCCGGCTGGGCCTGCAGGGCGTGGACGAGCTCCCCGAAGGGCCGGAGAAAGAGTGGTTGGCCACCTGCACCAAGCGGATGCTCGAGGTCTACGCGCGCTCGAACTTCTATCAATCCCTTGGTCAAGCCTATCACGATATGGCTGTGTTCGGGAGCGCCGCTCAGATACAGTACGAAGACTCCGAGGACGTGGTGCGGTTCTACAACCCCTGCCTCGGCGAGTTCTTCTTCGGCTTGGACAATCGTCTCCAGGTCGACACGCTGTACAGGGAGTACACCTACACCGTCTCCGAATGCGTGAAGGAGTTCGGTCTCGAGAACCTGTCACCGAGCACACAGAACCTGGCGAAGACTGCCTCGTCGCTGGATACCGAGATCGTGATCGGCCACTCGATCGAGCCCAATGGGCCGATCTACTCCGGCGGCGAACTCGTAGAGTATATGGTTCCCAAGACCTTTAAGTACCGTGAGGTCTATTGGGAGAAGTCCACCTCAATGGGCGCGGGCGTCCGCGGCTATATCCTCCGCGCGGCCGGCTTTAAGGAGTGCCCATTCGTTGGCCTGCGCTGGGACGTGACTTCAAATGACGCCTACGGCCGCAGCCCCGGTATGGACGGCCTGCCAGCGGTTCGGCAGCTGCAGATCGAACAGCGCCGCAAAGCGGAGGGCATTGACAAGCTCGTCCGGCCGCCGATGGTGGCTTCAGCCTCGATGAAGAATGAGCCGATGTCGATCCTGCCGGGCGACGTCAGCTACGTTTCTGATCCGCAAGCGGCTGGGTTTAAGCCCGCGTTTCAGGTCGAGCCTCGCATCCAGGAGATGATGGAGGACCTGAAAGAGGTCCAAGACCGCGTGAACCGCGTCTTCTTCGTCGATCTCTTCCTGATGATCAGCAACCTGCAAACCGTTCGGACGGCCACTGAGATTGATGCTCGCCGCGAGGAGAAGCTCATCCTCCTCGGCCCAGTGATCGAGCGGACTGAGAACGAAGGCCTGGATGAGATCATCGAGCGTACCTTCGCGATCATGAGCCGCCGCGGTCTGTTTCCGCCGCCGCCTGAGTCGATCCAAGGCGCCCCGATCCAGATCAAGTACATCTCGATGTTGGCCGAAGCTCAGCGCGCTGCTTCCACCGCAGCGATCGAGCGTCTCGTCCAATTCGTCGGCGGCATCGTAGCGGTCAAGCCTGACGCTATCGATAACCTCGATATCGACTCGATTATCGCTCAGTACAGTGATCTGCTGAATGTCCCGCCGAACGTCCTGAATGCCACAGCCAAGGTCATCTCGATCCGCGCTGCGCGCGACAAAGCTGCACAAGCCCAGGCGGCTGTCCAGACCGGGGCGGCGGCCGCCCAAGGCGCGCAGACCCTATCGCAGACCGATGTCGGTGGCGGCCAGAATGCGCTGCAGCTTATGCTGGGGAGAGCCGCCTGATGGCTAGCTCAGCCACAAACGAGCGTGGTATCCGTAAGCGCCGCGAGCAGCAGAAGCGCGATCGGATCACTGACGAACTCGTCACCAAACAGCTGATGTCGACTGCCGACGGCCGGCGCTGGGTTTGGCTTCGCCTGTCCGAAGCTCAGATGTTCTCCGGGAATGAGAATCTGGACCCGCAGTACATGGCCTGGGAGAAGGGCATCCGCAACACAGGGCTGCGCCTCCTCAACGACGTCACTACCTTTACGCCTCAGCAATACATCATGATGACCGAAGAGGCACGGTCGATCAAACTCCTGGAGCAAAACGATGAGCGAGAGCCCGACACCGACCCCGACGCCGAAGGCTGATCCGGCGTCACTGTATCCTGCGGATGGCGGCGCGGCCGCTGCCGCTGCTGCTTTGGCTGCTGCAGGTGGAGCGGATACGAACACTGGCGGGTCGACCGAGGCTTCCGGCGCTGACACCGGCACGAGCACTGTCACTGGCGGCGCAGGCGATGATACGGTCGCTGCGAGCGATACCGGCACGGCTGCCACCGGCGAGGATACCGTCTCAGGCGGCGAGGGCGGTGACTCCATCTCAGCCGCCGACTACACCTTCGCCCTCCCTGAAGGCTTCACGGAGAACGCCGAGCTCCAGACGGAGGCCGCTACCGCCTTCGCTGCCGCCGGCGTCCCGAAGGACAAGGCCCAGGGACTGGTCGACCTCTTCGCGAAGGCTGTCAAAGCCTCGCAAGACGCAGCCAACACTGCTTACCAAACGGAACAGCAGGGCTGGCTCACCGAGATAAACGCGATGCCTGAGTTCCAGGGACCGACGCGAGAGACGTCCCTGCAAGCCATCGGTCGCGTTTTCGACGAGTACGGAACTCCCGAAGCCAAGGCGGCACTCGACCGCAATGGAGTTGGGAACAATCCCGCGCTCGTGAGGATGATGCTCAAGATGGCCAATGCGCTAACGGAAGGGACGCCGGTTCCGGCCGCCAAGCCCGCTCCGAATGCCAACGGCCGGACTCAACCGAAAACTGTCGGGCAGTCTCTGTACCCCGACCAAGCAGGAACCTGAACACCCATGGCTACTCTCACTCCCGGAGTCTTCACGTACTCCGAATGGGCAGCTCGGATGGACCCGACCGGGAAGACGAGCACCCTCGTGAACCTGCTCTCGCAGGAGAATGGCATTCTGGACGACACCCTTGCGGTGGAGTGCCAGAGCGGTAACGCCTACGAGTTCACGCAGGTCGTGAAGCTCCCGACGCCGGTTCGCCGCGCGTACAACCAAGGCATCTCTCCGACGCAAGGCGCCGTCACCAAGCAGACGGTGACCTGCACGGAGTATGCCGACCTGTCGCTGATCGACCAATCCCTCGCCCGCCTGGGCGGCAACCTCGCCGAACTCCGCGGCAACGAGGATATGCTGCACTTGCAGGCTATGGGCCAGCTGGTCGCCAGCGATCTCTTCTACTCGAACCGCGCCACTGATCCGACGCAGTTCACCGGGCTCGCTAACATCTACAACACGGTGAACCCGGCTACCAGCAACATCGCTACCAACGTCATCGACGGCGGCGGCACTGGCAGCACCAATGCCTCGATGTGGCTGGTCACTTGGGGACCGAACCAAATCCACACGATCTTCCCCAAGGGTCTGCCTGCCGGCCTCCAGCACATGGACCAAGGTCTGCAGAACACCTACGACTCGAATAGCAAGCTGTTCCTGGCCTACCAGACCTGGATGCAGTGGAACCTCGGCATCGCCATTCATGACTGGCGGTACGCGGTGCGGACGGCGAACATCGACGTCACCCTGTTCGGCGGCGGCTCGTCAGCCAACCTGATCGGCATTCTCGCCGCGATGGTGCTGAAGCCTCCGGTGATGCCGGCTGGCGTGGGCCCGGTTCAGACGTCGGACGTGCCGACCATCACCACTGGCAGGTCCGCGATCTACGTCAACCGGACCGTCTATCTGGCCCTGGACCTGCAGGCTCAGAACAAGACCAACCTGCTGCTGCAAATGCGGGAGTGGGATGGCCACACGATCCTGTCCTATCGTGGCGTTCCCATCAGGATCGTGGACGCCCTCACCAACACTGAGACCCGCGTGGTCTAAGGGGAGATCGAACACATGCTCGACGCAACTCAAATCCTCGATGGAACTCTCGGCCCTACGGCCGGGGCAGCCATCACTGTCACTCGTGTCAGCACTAATGTTATCGACTGGCTCACCGGTCGAGACATGGGCGGCGGCGCAATCCTTGGTATCCATGTGGACATCCTCGAGACGTTCACGGCCGCGGGAGCTGCTACGCTGACCATCGACGCCGAGGTCTGCGATACCGTGGGCGGCACGTACCTGAATATCCTGTCGTCTCCGGTTCTCCCGGTGGCGCAGCTGATCGCTGGTACGTCCATCTTCCGGTACGGCTACCCGCTGAACCAGCTGCTCAATGCGACGGCTGGTGTGCTGAAGGCGCCGGGGCGGTTCTTCCGCCTGAACTACACGGTCGCCACAGGCCCGTTCACGGCTGGCAAGGTGTTCAGCTACCTGACGCCGACGCTCGACCGCGACGTCAACTACAACTACCCGTCCAACTACACCGTCGCTGTTGCGGCTGGTGAAATCTAGGGAGTCGGTTCCATGACTGAAGAAACCGAAGCCCTGAGACCGCAGCCGGTGGAGGTGCCTGAGTACCGCCTCCTCGCCGATGCGTTCTTCGCTCCGAAGATGGTCTACGCCGGCTCGATCATTCGGACCTTCCTCTCGCCCGGCCCTCACATGCAGCCTCTCAACCAGGCTGCGAGGGACCGGATGGAGGAGTGGTACAATGAGGAGCATCCCACTCTCGACAAGGACGGCTCGCCGAACTACGAGAAGATGTGGAAGCCACATCTGCAGCACAAGCTCGTGACGCAGGCGCCGGCGGTCGTGCATGAGGTCGAGGTCCTGACCGGGCCGAGCCAGGCTCAAACCGGGGAGCTTTCCCTGGCCGAGTCGGTCTACGCTCGGTACAAGGACACCGATCAGCGGCCCGGCCCATCGCCGGTCTACGCTCCGACGGAACCGCAACAGGCTCGCCTGTCGCCAGAACCTGTCCGGGTGCCCGGCCTCTCGGAGAACGAGGCTATGGCTGAGCAGTCTCGCTCGGCCGTCGTGGCTGAGGTGACCAAGCCCGCGGACCCCCGTAAGGCTGGCATCAAGGTCAGCTAATGAAGTGGGTGTGGAGGAGAGTTTAACCGCTCTCCTCCCGCCTTC